TAGGTTTTTCAGAAACTTCTTCTAAAATTTTACTCACTAAAGGTAGTGCCATTATTATCTCCAAAATCAAATTCTAATTGTTTTTTATTAAAAAATGTATCTCTCTGATACATCGTTTGTGCAAAATCTTGCAAAGGGTGTTCTATGTCGGACATTTTACACAACAACGAACGTATCGACTCATAAACAAAAGATGTTTCATAGATCAACTCGTCTCCATCAAATTTTGCAGAAAAACCGGCCGTGTCTATGTCTATCAACATATTTTCTATCAAAAATTCTGATGTAACAATTATATCGTCATCAAGAGCAAGTTCATAATTTTTCTGATCTTCAATCTGTTGCATTCTTTTATGAAGAGGAAACTGTATTACATTTTCTGCCATACTCGTACCAACGTTCAGCTGTGGTCTCATTGGTATTTATGAGGTCTTATAGTTGAACAGTTGCGATTCTTGCTTAGGAAACGATGTATCTTCAACCTGCATTACTAGAGCACGCATTAACGCAATCCATTCATAGATTCTATAATCCCAGTTGTAGAAAGTATCCGCATAAGTTTTCATAGGACTCAATTTAGAAAGATATGATTGATTACCATAATTTTCTATCGCATTATCCAAAATGTTGTATAACATGCCTGCATGTGAATTTACATTCTCGTGCATCTGATACATTTGTGTCCAGTTTGCGGCAGTTTCAGGCAAGGCAGCAAAATTACTATGTATGCACACAAGACCAGCGGACATTGCTTCCATCAAACACATACAAGATGTTTCAGCCCATATTGAAGGGTATGCAAAGATATGCGATTTCTGTAACGCTTCTCTCACCACATTATTTGGTGCAGTGCCGTGATACGTCATGTTAGGATGTTGTTCAATTTTTTTGAACACCTCTTCATATTGTACATCACGTTCTTCCCATCCATAAAGTTTGAATGAAGAGAATACATCAAGGTGTATATGAGGATATTTTTCTGATAATTTTTCTACGACAGGTGCAAGTATAATCAAACCTCTATGAGGTGTCGGAGTATAGATTATATTGAGTCTTTCTTTAAAATCAGGTTTCTCGTGTTCTGCAATCGGAATAATTGCGTTTTGCAACACGACACAATCAGACCAGTTAAGATCATACATGTTGATATAGTTTTGCATCTGCCAATTGGAGACAAACACATACTTGTGAAATCTATTTTTCTTGTTTTTATCTTTCAGAAACTCAGACTCAGGATCTCCAGGTAAGTCATGAGCCCAAAAGATACGAATCTTATCCTCATCTAACTCACGAACACGCGATGAAACAATCTGAAATTTTTTCAACAACTCCGCATCAGTCGTAGAAAGTCGTTTTGCTAACTCTTTTGTCAACGTCTCTGTACCGCCGTTTGAGTTTAAATTGGTCTCATTCGGTTGATACTCACCATTCAAAATTTGCGACATTATATCTCCTAACTTGTTACCAATTCAGGCAACGCTTTTAAAAATTCATTGTAAGTGTATGTGTTGTCTTCATTGACAATCAACGGCGCAGATCGAACATTCGGATATTCTTCCATAAACTCTTCACGTGTAATATCAACACCGATCTCAACAGTCTGATACGATACGCCTTTTGCGTTCATCATGTTTTTGGCTGTGTCGCACTGAGGACAGTTGCCTTTTGTGTATATTCTAATCATCTAAACTCACCAGTTGTTTTGAATTTATCTTTACACCTATAAACTCGTTATAGTAGCTCTCAGTTAACAGAACATTTCTATCGACCTGTTCTTTCATTTCATAATAAGAACATTGTGTTTTTGTCTTACATAAGTGTAACACACTTCGATGAAACTTGTCAACACCAAGTCTTTCTATGTCCTCTAATAATTTATTAGACGAACCGTAATACGTTTTCCAATCCGATTCGACTCGCTTAATTCGTCTTCTTTTCTTTCCTTTCAAGGGCGGCAGTTTTTTATTTGACCAAAAAAACTTTTTACCCACGTAATATTTTAAGTCTACTGTATTATGTATCAAATACACCATACCAGTATAGTCTATCACATCATCAGTTTCAAGTACAACGTCATTATAATACCAAGGATTATTATATGACGCTAACACCATTCATCATCCTCTAGATCAATAGTGAAGTCTTCAATGTTGGCACTACAGATAGGACAAAATTGAACCTCGACCTCCACTTCATCTTCATAGTTTGATTGCAACACAATCACATCACATTTGACCTCACATGATATACAGTTTATTGTTTTTCTTTTCATCTACAATTTAAATCCTTTGAATGTTGATTCGTCTACGTCTTTTTTGATTCCTCCGACAATATAGGAAGTAATTTCTGTTTCTTGAGGAGCGACCTGTACATCAGAACCGCTAATCCATTTTTCTGTCCAAGGCAAAGGGTTGTTTGAAGTTCTAGAGCCTAGACCGATTGAATGAAGTCTTTTTGCAACAATGAAGTCAACATAATCACATAACAGATTCTCGTTTAATCCAATCATTGATCCGTCTTTGAATAGATACTTCGCCCATTCTTTTTCCTGTCGTGCAACATCTTGAAAAATTTGCATGACTTCATCTTCGCACTCTTCTGCTATTTTAGCGTAATCACTGTCCTCTTTTCTCAACAACTTAATCATCTGTTGCGTTGATGCCATGTGTATGTTCTCATCGCGAGCAATAAACTTAATGATCTTCGCATTACCTTCCATCTTCTTGAGTTCAGCAAAAGCCCACGAACAGGCAAATGACACATAGAATCGAACACCTTCCAATGCATTGACAGCATTCAAACACAACCACAATGCTTTCTTATGTGCATATGATCCATAAATGTCACGTTTTTTGGTGATGTTAATTAGTCCGTCATAATACTTAGAGATAGATTCAGCACAGTCAACAATTTCTTGAATGTCTAACATCTCATCGAATACTCTTGAAGGGTCGCTGTAGATATTACGAATGATATGCGTATACGAACGAGAGTGAATAGTCTCAAAGAATGACCAAGAGATGATCCAATTTTCCAGTTCAGGTAACGAACAGATATTGAGAAACGCCTCAATAGGTCCTCGGCCTTGTACACTGTCGAGAAGAATCTGTCGTTTCAGATTGCTGGTAAAGATGTGTTGTTCATGATCATTCAACGTTTTGAAATCTTTACCGTCACGACTAATATCAACCTCTTCTGGTCTCCAGAAAAACCCTAGTTGTTTTTCAGTAAGTTTTTCGAAGATTGTATAGCGTTGCTTATCATACCGAGCTATATTTAATGACTCACCAAAAAATGCTGGTTGAGTCATGTTATCAACAAACTTATTGTTAAAGATCATTTTAATCCTCTAGATCAAGAGTAAATGTTACATCAATGTCGCCTAGATCATCTAGATCAGATAAAGTAAAGTTTGTATGACAAATATCATCATTGATATCGTAACTTATATTCTCAGGAAAAACTTGTATTTCTCCTGTATTGGTAACAGTTGTTTCCAGATCATAGTCATCAAAAGAAACGTTCACCGTGATATCCTCTTCGGTTTGTTTTTTGAAGATTCTATCCCAATTGTCATCGAATGTTTTTTTACCAATATTCATAGGCCTTCTCTTGCTCCCTTTACCAGACATTTCTCACCTCAAATTTTACATGATTCACAGTGATCATCTTCGACTGTACTTTGTTGTAGTTCAGTTGTTTCTCTATCTTCAATTTCACCCGCACCATCATATGTATTAAAATAATATAACTGTTTTCCACCATACTTGTAAAAAGTCAGTACATCTTTCAACATATCAGACAGAGGAATTTTCTCATCTTCATAATGCAAAGGATTATAACTTGTGTTTACACTGATACCTTGATCAATAAATTTTTGAAGAACCGCACAAATCTTTAGGTAACCTTCAGGTGATTTTTGATCCCACAACAAGTCATACTTGTTTTTTAATTTATGTATACCGGGAACTACCTGCTTCAGAACACCGTCTTTAGACTGTTTGATAGACACCAGGGAACGCGGTGGTTCAATTCCGTTGGTGCTGTTACTGATCTGTGCAGATGTCTCCGCAGGCATCAAGGCCATCAATGTAGAGTTACGAATACCAGTCTCCATCAGTTGATGGCGCAGTGAGTTCCAATCCATATTATACTCTGGTACTACCAGTTCGTCAACATCTTTCTTGTATGTATCAATCGGTACTGTACCTCGACCATACTTCGTATCATTGTTTTTCAGACAGGCGCCTTTCTCTTTTGCAAGATCAGCAGATGCTTGAATCAAATAGAATGACCATGCTTCTGCGTATTCATGTACCAACTTCAGATCCGGTTCTTGATATGTTGATCCGTGTTTTGCAAGAAAGTATGCAAGATTGATAATACCAACACCCAGAGGCCTGCGGTTTTTTGTAGACTTATGTGCCGCAACTACTGGATAATCCTGATAATCTAATAGTGCATCAAGACAACGCACTGCAAGTGTACAGGGTTTTTCAAAGTCTTCTGGCTTTTTAACTTTACCCCAATTGATTGCAGCAAGTGTACATAAACTAATCTCGCCTTCATCGTCAAAAATATTTGTCAGAGGTTTAGTCGGTAGATTAATTTCACAACAGAGATTTGATTGTTTGATTGGCGCAATTTTAGGATCAAAAGATGAATGGTCATTGGCGTTATCAACATTCATCAAATAGATACGTCCAGTGTCCTTCCTCTCTTGCATAAACGAAGCAAAGAGATCAGATGCAGGTACTGTTTTCTTTCGAACAGAATATGCTCTCTCATATTTTTCATACAACTCTTTGAATTTTTCTGAATCTTCAAAAAACGCATCATAGAGACCGGGTACATCATTCGGCGAAAACAGAGTAATGTTCTCTCCTGCCAATAGACGTTCATAAAACAAACGGCTGAATTGAACGCCGTAGTCCATATGACGTACACGATTCTCTTCAGTACCTTTATTGTTCTTTAGTACAAGAAGGTCTTCTACTTCGAAGTGCCAGATCGGGTAGTAAACAGTAGCTGCTCCACCGCGCACACCGCCCTGTGAACAGGACTTAACAGCACTTTGAAAATATTTAAGGAAAGGTGTGACACCAGTATGAGAAGTGTCACCACTCCTAATAGTAGAACCAATAGCACGGATGCGACCGGCACCGATGCCGATTCCAGCTTTTTGAGAAACATACTTGACGATTGCGCTTGATGTTGCATTGATAGAATCCAGTGAGTCATCAGTTTCAATTAATACGCACGAGGAGAATTGTCTCTGAGGTGTGCGTACACCTGCCATGATAGGAGTCGGAAGACTAATATCAAAGTTACTTAATGCGTTATACAGATCAACAACCCACTGTAATCTGTCTTCGCCGTAATTGCTAA